TGATTGATAGGCTTTAATGCTTTATGTAAGTGTGATATAACTTTCTTTTTGGATTCGTCTAGCAAGCCAGAAGTTACATAACTAATCGCATCAGTAGACATCTTAACACCTTGAACGGTGTTGCTTCCTGGCTTCTCTTCATAGATGTAGTATTCTTCAATATTATCTACAATTTTAACACCCGTCTTAGGATCTTTCTTGTACTTGACTTCACGAACCTTACGGATCTTAGCTGAGTCAATGTGTCGAATCTCTTGAATACCAGCTTTGGTATTAGCTTCGTTGACTAGAAGATGATGGACAACTCGACCATCAATATACCACGACCTATAAATGTCGTGCCCTAAATCATTGAACTTAAGAAGCCCAACAATGTTATCAAACTCTTCTTGAATCTGATCTTTAATTTTCTTGGGTGCTTCAATCTCATCTAGCTTCAGTTCTACCGAAGATTCTAATTCTGAAGCGACGATAGATTCACTGACAATTTCATCAATAGCCATATCCACTTCAGGATTCATGGACACACCACGATAGCGCATTATAAGTTGTGCGTTATCTTTCGATTGATCACCATCTAAATTAATATATTGCCCATATGCACCAGCACCAGTACTGATATACCCTGCGGCATCAGCATCAGTAGGAGGCACAATAGAAGGGAGCATTTTCTGCTCTACTTTCTTAGACCGTTTTAATTCAAATCCAAATAATTTGAGTAATGCGTTATCGTTGTCTGCCATTCTTTTTCCTAATAATAATAACAAGGGTGCCCGTAGACACCCTGTTATTTAGTCTACTATTAACTAGTAGTATTTGACTCCCAATACTGGTAAGTGAACACTACATCGAATGTTTCGACTTCACCACCACCATCATATGTTAATCCAATATCACCAACAGATGTTGGAAAAGCACCACGAATGTTATACCGCTTGATTACAGACTCATCACGATCTAATTGATCAATGATAAGATCCGTTTGATAATCAACAGGATTAGTGATACCAGTGTTGGCTGAGTGACCGTTAATGCCATTCATCCAACGTTCCATAGAATCACGAACTTCAAAACCGGTATCATTTAAGATAGTGACGGTCCATGGTTCGAAAGTTCTATCACCTGCAACATTCAGAATTCTGCCTCTGAATGGTACAGGAGTTGCTTCAACAGTTGAAGCGGGTAACTGCGCTGCACGACACATGAAAGATGTTAATTCAACATCTCCAGAGGCGTATGCAGGAAAGTTAATGGTTGCTTTGAACAAATTTGGTCTAGCACCACCACCCCGCAGTTTTGATTTAAAGTCATCGACTCCTAAAATTGCCATTACTTATTTCTCCTTGTGGTGTTAAGCCAGACCTACCACTTCATCAAAGTCAACGCCGGTACGAACTGCTACGAAACTCAAGGTTACGTAGTTGATAGAACGTGCTGGTTTAACATAGATGTCAGCGACAAATTGGTTTGTATCAATTACTTGTGCCGTATTGTTTGTTTCGTCACAAACAACTCGGAAGTCAGTAATCCCGCGTCGACCCTTGATTTCTCTCAAGAAGGGTTCAACAATGTTAACGAATTCCGCTCGTGTGAATTCATCATTGAATTCGAACATTACGTTCTGAGCGGCAGCTTTAATAGATCGTTCCATGACTAAGAATAGTCTTCGAACATTGATCCTATCAAAGGCTGAAGGACGTGCTAGTTTAGTCTTATCACCAAAGAGCAAGATGCCTTGTCCAGGTAGATTTACGACTGGGTTAACACCAGCTTTATATAACGCATCACGTTGTGACTTAGTGGCATTCCATGCAAGTGAAGATACTCCGAAGTATTGCCCGCGTCTGTTACCTGCTGGTGAGAACCAAGGTGCAGCAACAGCATCAGTAGACGCCATTATGCCAGCAGTAGAAGAAGCCGAAGGAATATAAACATACTTGTCGTTATACTTATCATACACTTTAAGGAAGTTATTGTCAACTACCAAATAAGATGATGAAGCAAGTGTGTTAGAAAACGCTGTTATACTAGAGGTGATAGTAGAGGCATTTTGTACACTGATCACATCTTCCCTTGCAGGCGAAGCAACAACAATACAATCCTTTCGCAATTTCTCAGCAGTCGTTACTAGATCATTGACCATAGTAGTTTGTGAAGCAGCGGTAGCCATACTAGGAGCAATCAAGAAATCCACTTGAATTGTATCTGCATCTTCAAATGTATCAAAACCAGTCTGATAGTTTGCAAGAGACAATACGTTGCTCTGTGCTCCACCGTTGAAACGCTGTGTGCGTGTGGATTGTGCAACTAAACCGGTAACAGTACTGTTAGTGAAAGCAGAAGCAGCCACGTTCGTAGGTCGTTGAGCATCAATATTAGCAGCCCAGACATACTCAGACTTGTTGTTTAAAACATCAAGTACAAAGTTGCTCGATCCTTCGGGCGTCTTAGCATCTGTTGCTAGAGAAAGATACGGCCACGTTTCCAATACAGTACCAGGAGTACCTGTGAAATCGCCACCCCTATCTATGACAGCCACGTGAATTTCATCGTGAGCAAGATCGCTGTCAGCACTTAGGCTTTTAACATAAGTTGAAGTGCGCGGAGCGCCATCAAAGCTTGATGCGTATGCCCAGCCATTAAATGCGCTATCGGCGACTGTCGCAGCACCGCCTTGAGCTACAATGCCAGACCATGGGCAGATAGAAACTTCTAAAGAGTTACCTGCTTTGCCTGGATACTTAGCGATGAATCGTTTAGTATCCTCGTTGGTGCCTGAAATGTGCCCAGATTTGTCTGCTTCCCAGTCTGCTTGGTTTTCAACAAGCACACCGCCAGTAGCGGAATCAACTGAGTTTAATTCAGCCGCACCGATACCACGAGTGACGTAGAGTGATCCAGAATATTTTAAGAAAGTAGAAGCAGATAGAAAATCTACATTGTTGCTGTCTACTATGAGACTAGGTGACCCAAAGTTACCAATCAATTCTGCTTCGTTTCCTACCAGAATTGGCTGTTTTGCAGGTCCCCAGTTGAAATCTCCGACAATCGCACCTGTAGAAGAGGTCTGAGCAGGCACAATACCTGATAGATCTACTTCACGGATTGTGACAGCGGGAGACTCTGATGGTGAAAATGCCATAGTCGTGTCCTTTTTTCGTTAACATGAATAAGAGTTTCATAATACGGAATATTGCTCAATGCTTTTATTTATGCATTATGCATTCTCAACATACCAACTAACAAGAACAATTCGATGCCCCTCAAATACTTTTGATACACCATGCTTGGTAGACCAATCGTATATTAGACTAGAACCCGTCACATCAGGCAAAACACATGGTACCACGTTATTTCTGTGAGATGAACCTGTTCTTCGTATACTCTGATCTTTATTAGGAGGTAAATCGTAATGTAAATCGTGTACAATTGTATGACCACCAACCAGATTAGATGTTTCCAAAAAGGTGATTATAGTTTTTTTGACAACCTTAACATTGTCACAATGCATACGAGTAAACGAGTTTTTACCATATTTCAGAAAATAATGAACATTACATCTTAATCCATGTTCTTTTAACATGTAAGCATCGAGGGTTTTGAGGCAGGGGTGGTGAGATAGCCTAGATCTAACCTGTCTTTTTTCTATATTGAACAATTGGTAGTCTTGTCTAAAACACTCAACAGGAGTTTGATCATATAGTTCCCAAAGACCAGCCACCTCTTCTTCAGACAATAATGTTTTAATATCGTAGTTGTGCGCCACTTTTACCAACCATTATTGTCGGCTTCGTAAGGGATATGCCAGTCTCGGTCTTTGAACTTTTCTTCAAGTTCTATCTGGTCAATGTAATCATCATTGTTATCGTGAAAACCAAACGGCACTATATCTTGTTCAATAGCATCCATTCTGCCTTGAAACATCATTGCTTTCAGATCAATATCAGTAAGATCGGTGAATCTAGAATCTGTTGAGAAGTAACCGAACATAACTAGATTCATCATCAGATCATCATGATTACCATCACTAGCTTCCCATGACTGGCCTCTGGCTACAAAAGTGGAGATTTCTAGAATGGTGTTTTCGTCTACAATTTCAAGCTTCTGTTCTTCTAATAGATCTTTGATACCAGAACAGCCAAGACGCTTTGTTTTGCGGTTGATATCAATACCCATGCGAGACTTGGTAACCGACTCTACATGCATGTTCTCATATTCTAAATCTAGATAAAGCCCATTACATACAAGTGTGCCTTGATCATTTGATTCAATTATTACATATGCTTCGTTATAGACTTTTGCATACTTATATATAATATTAGGAAAGAGCAAGGGCGATATAGTGTTACAACGGTACACAGCCACCTGTTTAAAAGGTCTCTCGCTAATGTCGATGATATTGAATGTAGAATAGTCCTGTCCTCTTCCTTTACTTACGTCTACACACATGATGTAGTCGTGTTCGGCAACAGTCTCTTCATATACGAGGAAGTCACCTCCCTCCATGTATGCAATAGGCTGCTTCGCTCTAAGTTGCATAAGAGTTTGGGCGTTAATTAAAGTATCGCCTGTACCGAAGAAAGTATTTCCAAATTCTTGGTCGAATTGGAGTACACTAGTGTTAGCAATAGTTTCTGCTTTCCATTTCTCATCACGACCAGGAACGTCATGCCAATCTACTCTGAATGGCACGTATTCGTTCACTCCCTGATTCGCACCTTCCCAGATTTTATGAAAAACATTACCAATACCGTTTGCGGTAGATGTAATGATAACCTTTGTATCTTTACCGGCCGAAACTACG